GGGTCTCCCAGGTCGATTCGTCGTCGCTGGCCTTCAGCTTCACCCGCGGCCATTCCTGCCAGCAGCGGTCGAGCACGTGGTGCACGGCGCGGAAGGCCGGGCCGCCGCGCAGGTAGGCCTGCAGCAGCTTGTCAGGCGTCAGCGTCTCGGGATACCCGAACTGATCCCAGGCCCGCGGGCGCTTGGCGTCGAGCGAGCCGTACAGCAGCGATTCCCGGGACTGGGCCAGCGCGCGCAGGTCGTCGGCGTTGATGATGAGCTCGGGCATAGGGGGCCGATGCTAGGAACGGGAGCGCCTAGAACACCATCGACTTCGCCTCGGGCAGCAGCAGCGCGTTGTAAGCCCGCGCAGCCGCGTCGACCTGGTCGTCGTACTTGCCGTTGGGGAACAGGCGCAGCTCCTCTTTGAACGGGTCATTCCAGGCGCCCTTCAGCAGCAGCACGTTCCCGACGTTGACCTGGCTCGCCAGCGGCGTGGCCCGGACGACCTTGTCGCCGCTTTCCAGGCTGAAGTGCAGCGTGTGCCCGGCGAGCTTCTTCGCCAGCTCGGCGACCTGGCTCTTACCGGCCTGCCCGGGGTCTTGCGGCAGGCTCTGGCGCAGGCCCTTCCCGTCGCTGTCGGCCGTGGCCACCAGCAGCTGGTCGCGCGGCGCCGGCTCGAGCTGCTCGCGCACGACCCCGGCGATGATGATGCGGCCGTCGCGCAGCTCGCCCACCTTGACGCCGGCCGTGAAGTCGCCGTCGTTCGAGGCGCCCAGATCCCAGCCGCGGCACCAGCGCACGGCCTGGCCGCCCGGGATCGCGTCGACGACCGTCATCAGGTCGGGCTTGAACGTGCCGCCCTCCGGCGGGGCCGGCGCCTGGCGGTACTGGCCGGCGAAGACGTAGGGCGCCGCCTTCTCCATGCGCCGCAGGTCGTCGGCGTTGTGCTTCTCGGGCCACAGCGGCGTGCCGTCGTCATTCCAGGCCGACAGGCAGAGGTGTTCCCAGACCTCGCCGTTCCCGCCCGGCACTGGCGGGCCCCTGCCGTCCTTGCCGCGGTCGCCCAGCAGCCAGCCGGCGAGATCCTTCTCGTGCAGCCGCTGCATGATGACGATGATCGGAGTCTCGGGGCTGTTCTTCCGGCTCTCCAGCGTGGTCTGGAACCAGTCGATCACCCCCTGGCGGATCTTGTCCGAGCTGGCCTCGTCGGCCTTGTGCGGGTCGTCGACGATGATCGCGCCGCCGAACCCGGGCCGGTGCTTGCCGGCGCCAAAGCCGGTGATCGTGCCGCCGGCACCGGTGGCGTACATCACCCCGCCAGCCGTGGTCTGCCAGTGCGCCTTCGCGTCCGTGGCCAGCCGGGTGTCGAAGATGTTGCGGTACTCGTCGTGCTCGACCAGCGCGCGGGCGCCCTCGCTGTTGTTTCCGGCGAGCTGGCCGCTGTAGCTGGCGTGGATGAACTCGGCGTCTGGCACCTTGCCCAGCGTCCAGGCCACGAAGTTGACGACCGCCAGCTCGGTCTTCGAGTAGCGCGGCGGGACGTTGATCACCAGGCGCTTGCATTCGCCCCGGTACACGCGCATCAGCGCGTCGCAGATCAGCGCATGGTGCCGGGCTTCCTGCCAGCCGTAGCCCTTGCGCTGCCGGAACATCCAGCGCGCGAAGGTGTAGAGGTCGCCCTTAGCGCGGCGCCGCTCTCGCTCGAGCAGCAGCGCCAGCTTCTCACGATTTGATGCCATGCGCGGCCAGCGCGTCGGCCAGCTCCTGGTCGGTCAGGTCGCGGGTCTGCCGCGTCTCGATGGGTCCGCCGCCGCGGCCCGTGAGCTCGACCTTCGTCGGGTAGAAGCCGGCGGCCTTGCCGCGGTTCTCCTCGGCCTTGACCGCCGACGTGAACTCGCCAGCCTTCTCGGCGGCCACCGACAGGGAGTGCAGCCGCGCCAGGTGCGTGCCCAGCGTGAACACCGAGGCGTCGGCGGCCTTCGCCTGCAGGTACGCGACCCGGGATTTCATGTCCTCCCGCGCCGCCAGCATGCAGGCTTTCACGTGCACGCTGGCGGCCTTCCACTCGGCCGCGTGCGGGTACACCTCAATGTAGGCGTCGGTCTTGGTGCGGCCCGACGCCACCTCCTGCGCGAACAGCTCGTGCCGCGGCATGCGCAGCGGCTTCGCCCCGGGCTGCTGGCCGGGCTCTGCGGCCTGGGCCGGTGCGTCGTCGTCTTCAGTCATCGGTTCCCTCTCCGTCCCATGCCCGCACCTTCTTGCCCCGCGTCTTCGCCTTCGCCGACGGCTTCGGCGGCCTCTGCTTCGCCCGGCGGACCCGCTCGCGTTCCTGCCACTCGGCCGTCTCCTCCGGCCGCTGCCGGATCACGCGCAGCGTGCCGTCGGCGTAGCTGCGCTCGACACGGTACGGAGGCGGCGCGAACTGCTCGGCCGTGCCGAACCGGCCGCGCTTCAGCGACTGCACCGTGGCGGCCAGGCCGAAGATGCTGCTCACGGCCACGGTCTGCACCGGCGGCGCGTCGGCAGCCGACACGATGCGGTGCACCGGCGCCGGCTCGGCCAGGTCGTCGCGGTCGAGCTCGCGCAGCGGCGCGCGGATCGGCAACTGCAGCAGGCAGGCAAGCGCCTGCACGGCCACCCGCCAGGGCCTGTCCGGCTTCGGCAGGGGTGAAGCGGGCGGCGCCGTCGGGATCGGCAGGTCGGTGAACAGCAGCATCTGGTCGGCTGGGTGGGTCATCCGGTGGGGGTTGATCGGGTCTTTGTGTCCCAGAGCAGCTTCATCGTCACGCGCAGCCGGTCGGCGCTTTCCTTGCCGCGGCGCTTCTCGACCTGCTCAAGCCACGCGCGGCGCTCGTTCAGCGTCGGCAGCTTGGCGATGGCGCGGGCCTCGCACTCGTGGCGCCAGTGCTCCGAGGTGCTGTCGACCTCGCGGCCGTCGAGTAGGCGGACGAGGGGCATCAGTAGTCCCCGTCGGCCAGCACGAGCGCGCCGGGCGCATGAGTCGGCAGCGGCTTCAGCTTGTCGGCCGTGACCGAGGGAGAAAGACCGCGGTGCCGCAGCTCAGCGTTCAGGAAGTCGACAGCCTGATCGACAGTCTCAGCCACCACGACGGCGGCCGTGCCGACCGGGTAGTGGCCCTCGAATCCCGTGCACGTCCAGACCTTCACGGCTCCACCCTCCTTACCCGCCAAGTCACCCCGGCCACCGTGAACGTCTCGCCCACGCGCGCCAGGAACGGCGCCGACTGCGGGCCGCGGTAGCTGAGGCGCATCTCGGCCCAGTTGCCGGAGCCGACGGGGACGCAGACGAGGGTCACGCGGCGGCCCTCATCCCCGACGCCACAAGCGCCACCCCGAGCGCAGCCCACGCGTGCGACGCCACGCCATACGTCCCGCCCGGCGCCTTCTTCGTCCCCGGCGGCCCGAGCTGGTCGATCAGCGCTTGTCGCACGTTCGGGTCTTTCGCCCGGGTCGTGCCGCAGAGGCGCAGCTTGACCTCGGAGCGCTTGACCATCCGCACCTCGTCGGGCTTGTGCCACGCCTGCACGAAGCGGCCGGTCCAGAGGATCGTCTGCACGCTGTCGTCGCCGATCGGCATGCCGCGGGCCTCAAAGCGCTCGACCGCCAGCGTCATCGGCTGCAGCAGCCCGGCCGCGACGTAGCCGCCGGTCGTGCGGATGCGCTCGATGATGTGCTCGTTCGGGCTGACGCCGGACTCGTGCACATAGGCGCCTTCCAGGACGGCCCAGCCGCTCTGCGTCGTGCCGGGGTCAATGGCGAGGATCTTCATCGGGGCATCTCCTTCGGGGTGGAAAACGTCTCGGCGAAGCGCACGCGGCGCTCGCAGGCGGCCAGAACGTCGAGCTGGGCGGCCGTCATCGGGTAGCCCGAGGCCTCAAGCCGGCGCAGGCGCTGGGCTTGCTGCCGGGCCTGCGACACGTCGATGCCGCCCGTGTCCAGGGCCTCGCGGCGCATGTCGGCCAGGGCTTCGGCGTCGCTCATTCGACCCCCAGCGCGTACGGCTCGGCCGGGCCGGCTTCGTTGACGAACCGCAGCGAGGGCTCGTCGAACCACAGGCGGATGCGGCCTTCCCACTGGCCGTTGCGCTGCTTCTCGACCGTCACCATCGCGTCGGGCTCGCCGGACTTCGCGTTGTTGCCTTGGCTCAGCTCCTGCTGCTTCGGCTTGTTGGCCCACACGGTGACGACGTTGTGGCACTGGTCCGAGATCGCGGCCGACCCGCGCAGCTCGTACTTCGTCGGCGGCTTCGACTCGTCGCCGCTCTGCGGCTTGCGGCAGTGCGTCACGAGGTGGATGTGCAGCCCGAACTCCTGCGCGCTGCGCACCAGGTCGGTGACGAACTGCTTCTGCTCGTCGAGGTGTTCCTCGCTCGCGCAGACCATCATCATGCTGTCGACGATGACCTGGGTGCCCTTCAGCTCCTCGGCGAAGTAGCGCAGCACGGCCAGCAGCTGCGCCGGCTTGATGCGGCCCATGTGGTCGAACATCCAGAGCCGGCCGTCGGTCCAGGCGTTGAACCGCTCGAGCGTCAGCAGCGCCGGCTTCTCGACCGCGAAGCACTGCCGGGCCATGCGCGCCAGCGTGTCGGCCGGGCTCATCTCGAAGCTGCAGATCAGCACGCGCTCGCGCTGGAAGCACAGGTCGAGCGCGACCTGCCCGGTGAACATCGACTTGCGGTGGCCGTTGTAGCCCGCCCACGCCGTGACCTCGCCGGGCCGGAACTCCAGGCGCTGGCCCAGCTTCGTGGAGATCATCTTCGGCTGCCGCGCGCCGGGTTCTTTCGGCAGGAACTTGGCCGCCAGCAGGTCCGCGAAGCTGCTCGCCGGCCGGACCTTCACGCGGGCCTCGGTGTCCCGCATGTAGGCGTTGAAGTCGAAGTCGTCGGGGATCAGGTCAGCCATGCTCGGGCTCCAGTGCCGCCACGCGGCGGGTCAGCTCGTTGATGTCGCCGCCGGCGTACAGCGGCAGGGTGTCGCGCAGCAGCGGCCGGTCGGTGGCGTAGCCCAGCACCACCAGGGCGCCGGCACGTTCGGTCGCTGTGCACCAGGCGGACACGTCGGCGCCGCTGTGCGCAGGCCCGACGACGACGACGCGCAGGCCCACCAGCAGCCGCAGGTCGGTGGACTCCGGGCGGTCCTGCGGGCCGGGCATCAGCCACGCCTCGTCGGCACGCTGGCCCGGCCGCTCGTGCAGCGACAGCACCACGCTCGACGGCGTGCGGCGGCGCATCCGCAGGGCGATCAGCTCGGCAGCGCCCCTCATTCGGCCCCCGCGAAGATGTCGCCGCCAGAGCCCGCGGGCTTGCCGCCCATGTCCTCGGCCTTGCGCCGCAGCCAGTTCCGCCACGTCGCCGTCCAGTCGGTCTTCACGCCCTTCTGCCCAGGCAGCGCGGCCCAGTAGTCGCGGAACTTCTCCAGCTCGGCCGCGGCTACGCCGTTGCGGATGCCCAGGCTCTCAGCGAAGGCGGTCTGCTCGGGTCCAGGGCTCCAGCCGGCAGGCAGCCGGGTTCCCCTCTGAGGCCGGGAGGATGGCGGCGCGGCGTCAGCCGCGACGGTTGTCGGCGCCTTCTCTCCTTCTTCTCTTGACTGGTGTCTGGTGTCTGGTGTCTGGAGAGCATTGCCTTCGCTATGCGTTCGCATTGCGTCCGGTGATGCGTTCGCATTGCGCTCGGACTGCGGCTCGCGTGAATTCCATCGGGCCTCGGCACTGCGTTTCGCCTTCGCCTGCTTGTCCTGATACCGGGCGATCTCGGCGTCCGCGCGCTTCTGGTGGTAGTGCCCGTCCCGCAGCTCGAAGAACTCGCTCAGCACCTGGTCGACGGCCCGGCGCTGCACCGGCGTCGATGCCTTCGCCAGCCGGTACTGCTGGCCCTGGGCGATGGGCTTCTCGTGGTGGTAGTAGGCCCGCAGCAGGCGCGTATAGGCCATGTCCTCGTCCCAGGTCAGGTGCCCGGTGGCGGCGGCCCAGTCGCCGAGGTGATGCTCGTAGTAGTTCACCCGGCCACGCCCCCAGCAGCAGCCCGCGCCCAGGGCCGAGCCTCGGTCGGGTCCAGCCCGCTGACGTACCCCGGCGGCAGCGCGCGCACGGTGTAGCGCTGGTCGGCGCCGCTCGGGCAGACCGTGAGCTTCGTGGCGGTGGTGATCGTGGCCTCGGTCTCCGGCGGGCGGTTCAGCACCAGCGCGTCGATCTTGCGCACGCTGCTCCCCGGCTGGCGCAGCGTCGGCATGGCCGGGCCGCGGCGCGAGTGCATGCGGTCGAGCACGTCGTGCAGCTTCGGGCTTGCAGCTGGCGCGGCCACCTTCGGCAGCTTCACCGGCTTCGGCACCTTCTCAGCCTTCGGCGGCTTGACCGGCTTCGGCGGCTTCAGCCGCTCCTTCTCGGCCCGGATCGCGGCGTAGTGCTCGCGGCGCTTCTCGAAGACCGCGCGCTTGGCGTCGGTCATGCGGCTGTTGATGAGCACGGCCAGGTCGGAGCGCGTGCCCTTGCGGCGGTGCTTGACGTCGCAGCACCAGAGGTTGCCGCACGTCGGGATGTAGGCCAGCCGGCCGGGAAGCACGGTGCTGCCGGTCAAGCCGAGGTGGAATCCGACCTGCAGGCCGCGCGGGCCGACGTTCGGAATCCAGAGGGTCGGCATGCCGTCCTTGGTGACGGCGCCCTGCCAGCGCAGGCAGTCGCCCTCGGGAAGGCAGCGGGCCTCGATGTCGGCCAGGGTGCGGATGCCCTTGGAGCGGATGTTTGTACGGGGCAGCGGCATGTCAGACGCCCCCTGCCGCGCAAGTGG